TTATGGTCGGGCCTCGGCGACATAGGGCTCGATGATCACCACATCCGACGAAAATCCTTGGCGCCCAGCGCTTGTATCGGCCTCGGCGTGCGCTGGCGGTGCAGTGGGCGCAGGCACGACCCTCGCGGGTGCGACGGATGGCTCGCTGCCGTCCTGCTCCACATCCAGCGTCCAGCCGTTGGCGCGGGTAGTGATGGTCATCGTGGTGTTCCCAATGGGCTGGCCCAGCTCGGCCAGCGTGCCCGCCTGTGCGAGAGTGACCATCACGGCCAGACCCCAACCCTGCCCGCCGGATTGGCGCTTAAGGTCGGGGATATCCGGCGGCGTGGAACGCCACTTACCTGGGTCGGTGTCCATGAGGGCCATGCCGTCGACGGTGATCTTGATATTGCTCATTGGGCTAGGAACTTTCGTAGTTGACGGGCATCGATCGTCACGTCGTCGGTCTTGCCGACCGTCAGCACCAACAAGGGCGAGGCACGCTGGTGGTCGGTGGGGTCGTACAGCGTGACGATTTTGGTGCCGTCGGCGCTTCTGCGGCGTCCTGGCGCAGCTGTGCCGCATCGGCTTTGGTGAGTACGTCGAATTCGCCATCGATGACCGACTCAGTCGCCTCGGCCCACAGTTTCGCGGCCTGGCCGATCATTTCATGCTCCTGAGCCTCTGGCATGCCGGTGGAGCGGAAGCCTGGAATCGGGATCGTCCGCGGACCCGACTTCTCGTCGCCGGGATGCGGTGGAGCGCCAGCTGCGAATGTGCGAGTGAGCAGGTCAACCAGGGACTGGTTCATGAGAACTCCTCACCACATGAACGCTGTATGCGCCGTATCTCTGCGTAGCCGCAGGTCAGCGCCAGTGTCACAAACGTGTCCGACGATGTTCGTCATGGCTGTTTGGGATATGGCTCGTACGTATGGTTCGTGGCTCGCTGCACTGGCATTGGGGTGCCTTTCATGGCAGCTAACCGGGGAGAAGAAATCGATGGGGATGGCGGGGCGGGCAGCGCTCACCCTGGGCGTGGTGCTCTTGGTCGCGTTAGTGGCACCGCGCGTGATCTCGCAGTAGCGATCTGACATCGCCCCGAAACGACGAAAACCCCAGCTAGGCCGGGGTTTCATGCAGTGGACATAGTTGTCCCACCGACATGTTGGGACTCACTTTGCCATACGCGCAGGTCAGCGAGGGGTCTTCGCGTCGCAGCGTGTCGCGACCTAGTCGTAGCCGTAATGGACGGCGAAGCACAGCTCGGGGTCTGAGCCCTTCTCGTCCTCACGGCGCTTGCTGGGGTCGTTGGGGATCTCGCTTATGGATGGGAGTGCAGTTGGAAGGGGCACGGCGTACATGGGACCGTCATTTCGCGGCGGGATCGGATTGTCGCGTTGCCACGTAAGGCGATCCACTTCTCCCAGTGAAGAGGTTCGGGATGCTCTCGATGACCTCACGAATGGCCTTACGTGCGTCCATTCGCCAGTTCTACGCCGAGAGTCCGACATGACGGCCGGCTCGCGGCCAGAAGGATGGAGATCTGGCGAACACGGTCCGACCCGCCGGCCGAGACGTGGTGTCTCATGGTCGATGTTGCTCCCAGGTCGCGGTGCTGCGCGAGGGCCTTCGTGCTGTGCCTACCAGCGGAGATACAAGCCTGCGCTGCCGCGCGGCTAACTCAATAGCTGGGGTTTTATCGACATGGCAACTATTTGTGTGCAATGATCTGGCCAAGGGGCGCGGTCAGCGTCGGCTGAAAGGGGCGGTTGCATTCATGGTCATGAAGGATCGTTGGACGATGTCTGCGGGTTTGCGGCGGGCTTCGGCGCTGGTGGCGATTGTTGCCCTGGGGATCGGTGGAGCGAAGATCGTCGATGGCCACACCCTTCCCGGCAGCGGCTTTTCGACGGTCGCGACCGTAGCCGCCGAGCCGACAGGCCCGCCTGCGCCGACTGGGGGGATGACTGACGGAGGGGGCTCACAGTTCCAGCCGCCGCAAATGCCCAGCTCAATGCCTGACTATCAGGGCGGCGACAATCAGCCGCCGCTGGATCAGAACTCGGGAATTAGCATCTACAACACGGGATCTCCTGGTGCGCAACAGGTTCCGGGTCAGCAGGGCGGACAGCAGCCTCAGCAGGCGCAGCAGCCCGCTCACGGCACGCAGATCCCGGACTACCAGACCGCTACTCCTTACACGCAGGGGCCTGGTAAGGCGAACCCGGATTACCAAGCTCCGCAACAGAATTCGCCGCAGCAACCCCAGCAAGGCAATCAGGGCGGCCAAAACCAGCAGCCCCAGCAAGGCAATCAGAATCAGCAGCCGCAGAATCGGCAGGACGATACAACGCGACAGTTGAATGACCAACAACAGCAGCAGAGTCAGCAGAAATGCCAGGCAATGCAGCAGGATATGGCGTTTGACGCTGCGATGCAGCTGTACGAGACCATGGGACAGGTCGGTGATGTCGCCCAGCAGATCGCGCAGATCGCGCAGATGGTTTTGCCGAAAGGTGGCGGTGGCGGGCTGAACCCAGACGGTAGCCGGCAACCGGGTCGGCTGCCGATCATGCCGTCTGAGTGTGCGTACTGCCCGCCAGATAGCCCGCCGGTGCCCAAGCCGGATCCCAAACCCCAGCCGTCGCCGGTGATGACTCCTGACGTCAAGCCGGACAATAAGCCCGCGCCGACTCAGGGAAACAAGCCCGAGCCTACGAAAGCGGACGAGCCAAAGGATAAGGACAGCGCGGACTCCAAGATCGTTGATGAGGCCTGTGACCTGCTTCAGACCACCATCGGCTCGTACGTGTGTCGTGGTGTCAGGATGTTGATTTGCATGCCCAGCGATCCTGACTGCGTGGGCAGCGTGCCGATCTGCTTCGCCAAAGAGACTACGACTTTGACTCCCGAGCTGGTGGCGCAGAGGCAGCAATACATTGATCTCGGCAATGAGCTGATTGCACGAAATAAAGCTCTAGGCGGCGTCGTGATGCGGCGAATAGGTAGGTCAGCCGATTGGGCAGACCGATCAAGGCGCGAAATTGAGGCTGCAAAGAAGCTGAATCCAGGAGCCTACGCCACCGGCCTAGTTGGCGGGCATGGACCAGACCTAGTGTGGGAGGGGACAATGGTCGATAACCGGCCGATATTTCCCATGGATTCCGTTCTGAACGGTTCGATAGGCTCCTTGGCTAGCAGGTACCGCTGGGGATACATCGTCACGGAGTACGTTGCTGGCACTTGGGCAAAAACCTCTGATGGCGTTCTGCGGTGCATGGGTGATGTTGCCTTGAAGTGAGCGTTAGCCGGTCTAAGAAGGGGAAGTAGTGAGGGAACTCTTTAGGAAGTACCGCACGGCAATTGTCGTGTTGGTGGCTGCCGCCTCGGTTGTCGCTGCTGGTGCGCTCGGGTATGTTTTCGGCGTGACGCACTCGAATAGCCCGCGATTCGACGAGGCTGACGCGCAAGTCCGCGTCGTCGTGGAGCAGTATATCGAAGCCTTGAATAACAACGATTTGACGAAGATCAAGTCCTTGTCTATCGGCGATGCGCGTGATGAATTAACTCCCGGATTCAATGCTGGTGGCAGAGGAGTCTATCCCCGAGACATGATTGTCAGCATCGGATCGAGGGGGAAGATTCATGTCGTCGATCTGAATATATTGGCACGTGGCGATCAAGTATATGTTGCTGAACTGTATACCGAATTCGCGGATCAGAAGACAAAGACATATTACGATCCAGGCGCACACGTGAGTTTCAGCCTGTTCTGCTTAAAAGGCAAATGGAAAGTCATGAATATTAACAAGTACATGGACTACAACATTGTGCCTGATGAGTAAATTTATACTTCCACGGCTAGCCGTGTCGTTAATATTGATCTCAGCTCTGGTGGTCGGATGCCAGGACTCGGACCAGTCAACCAGGGCATCCACGACGGCGACGCGCGATGAACCTGCGGCAGCCAGCTTCGCTAGTATCCCCGGCCAATTCCCCGTACCGTCAACCACAACGCAAGCAGGACAAAACGAGGCGTCCGTGGGATCTTGCGTCAAGATCACCGGCACGATATGGCAGGCGGGCATAGAGCAGGCAGACTGTGGCGGCGCGGAAGCGACTCACCGAATCATCCAGCGCGTCACCACACCGGACCAATGCGTCACAGATGTTGATAGGCGTTTCTACCAAAACACCGCAAACGGCGAATGGACCGCATGTCTGGACATCTACTGGACTACCAGCGATTGTCTGAGCATCACTGATACTGGCACTCGCCGCGTCTCATGCAGTGACCAATCGGCCCCAACACGCGTGCGTGCGACAAACTTGGTGGTCGGGGCTACTACCCTTGATGCCTGTAAATCCGGCGGCTATGCCCACCCGGCTCGCCGGTTCACCATCTGCACGGAGACCCAGAACTAACCTGTCGTGTGTGGTTGATGGTGTAGCTCAGCGGCGTTGGACCGCCGATGAGTTGGCGGTGGCGTTGGATCGGTCGCTGTCCTGCGCGCAGGCCGGCCAAAGGCTGGGCCGCACCCGGGTGCAGGTGGAGAAGGCCCGAAAGCGGTACCGGGGCCGCGATATTGAGCAGCTGCTCGCCCTGAAACGTCGTCGCGCTGCAGAGCTGGAGCAGGTGGCCGAGACTGACATTGCCTGTTACGGGGAATGGTCGTCTGACGAGATCGCGATCGCGTTGGATCGGTCGATTTCTCGCGCCGAAGCGGCTCGCCGGTTGGGGCGCTCCTTCCGGGCGATCAAGCACATTCGAGACCTGCAGCGCCAAAAGGCCTCGGGTTTGATCCCGGCGCGCGAGTCGCGAGCGGAGCCGATACGGCAGCGCCTCTGGACTGAGGATGAGATCGCTGTCCTGGCCGATGAGTCCCGCACACCCACGGAAATTGCCGCCGAGTTGGGGCGTTCGATCAATTCGGTGACTGTGGCTCGCGCGCGCTGGCTGGGGCGCCTGCAGGGCAAGGTCCCCGATCATCTGCACGGCACCCACACAGGAGCGAGCCGATACGGATGTCTGTGCCCGCGGTGCCGGGACGCTGCCGAGGCAGAGCGCCAACGACGGCAACAGGCCACCTGGCCCACAGCGGTCAACTACAAGCAACCCTGGACCGACCGCGATATCGAGATCGCGTTGGATCGCAGCCTGACCGTCATTGAGGCCGCCCAGCGCTTAGGTCGAACCCACAGCTCGGTGCGCGCGCTGCGATACAAGTACCGCGACGCCTGATTGCCGTTGGGCACGAGATCGCCGACGTACGCGTTGGGGAACCGATCGCGCGGTGGGCGTGCCATGTGCAAGTTCTACGCCGGAGGCCCGACATTGGCCGGTTGAGTTCTCCTGGGGTGTCGAGGGCCGAATGGTCGGGGCCCGTTGACGACGCGCACTCCGGGGAGCCGCTTCGAAGAGCTAGTGCCGCCCTTCTCCAGATACTTCTCATATTCCTTCCGCAGGTCCTCGTACAGGCTGGCCCTGCGCTGCAGGTACAACGGCACGAAGAACAACAGAAGCAACACGCCTAACGCTGTCGTCATCGCTACGGCGGTGAGCATGTTCTGCCCGGTCGATGTCTGTGCCCATTGAGCAACCGTCCTCTTGAACAAGTCTGCGATCACAAATGTAATCAAGAGGGAAGTCACAGTGTTCAGAATAAGAACGAGGGAGTGCATTGCCCGAGCACGCTGAATATATAGATCAACCTCGGCATCCCTGATCGCATCATCAGGGTATTTCCAGTAGTCATTCCTGTATCGATCGCGGAATCGCTTCCGACCGTTGGTGTTGACAAGAGACCAGTCGAATCCCCGAAAAAGATCCTTGCCTTTGGCCACCTCTCTGGACATATGGCCCGACACCCCATAGAAGAATTTGGTGTGCGCGTATCCAGTAGCCAGTGCGACCAACAGAGTTACAACATTCAGAATTGCGGCAGGAAAATCTAATAGCCGGTATATACCCGCCGACGTGACTATTACGACCATTGGGAGGATGGGAGACATAGCTACAAACAGTAAAAATCCGGGGGAAGTCGGATTTCGCAGCTGCTTCAATAAGCTTTGCCGCTCCCAGTTTTTGGGGCGTTGCTTCTGAGTGCCATCGAGGAGCCCTGCCAGGATCGCCGCCAACAGTCCACAGAAATACAACAGTACTGTGAATACCAAGAACAGCACACTTGCGATGTCGGAGTACCGAATTCCGATGCTCTTGTCGTCAAAGATTATAAAAGCAAAGGAAAGGAGCAATACAACATATTGCAGTAAGGTTGCCTTGCATAGAATTCGCATTGCTCTGGATATGCCATTTCCGGCGGCATAGCGGGTTCCCCATAGCTCAATCACTGACCGATTGTTACATGGCTGGCGAATGCAGTGAAGGTGATTCGCGCCTCCCATCAAAGGTTGCTGGATCTACAGCTCATGCCTGCTGCGTGTTCACGTCTTGGCGCGTTCCTGGGCCGCTCTGCTCGCACCGCGCGCACATCGCCAATGCGAACCATCTGGTGCCCGTGGGCGTCCCGGCCGCGTACCGGTACCCAGCCGCGCCGAATCCAGCGCTCGATGGTCGACTGCGGTACGTGCGCGAACTCGTCGAGGCGGGGGAGTACCACGTCGACGAGTTCGCGCACGGTCGCGTTGCGGTCGTCGAGCTCGCCGAGGTTGCGTGCCAGCACGTCGGCCACCGAATGCGCGGTGTCGCACAGGGGGCACACTATTGAGCCGCTGTGGCTCGGCGCCATGAGTGCGTACCCGCACCGGGTTGAGTTGTCCCCGCGCCGGCCGCGCTCGGCGAGTACTTCGTCGGGCGCTGGGTCGGTGATGCACGGCCCCAAGGTCATCGGCTCGGGCGGGCGGTTGACGATACGAACGATGTTGCGGCACATACGCTCGATCTCGTCGCAGATGTGCGCGCCGTCTTCCTGGTGGGCTACGACGGACGCGTGGTTGCGCAGCCATATGGCCATACTCGCGCTGCTCGATAGCCGCGGTACCTCCAGCCCGCGCGTCTCGCACATGTCGCGGATGGTCGTCGACAGTGCGTTTTCGATCCGGTCGAGCTCGTCGCTGGCGCGTCCGTTGACCCGGCCGAGTGCCAGGGCATGCCACAGTGCCGCCTGGTGCCTGTCCCGGTGGTCCCTCGGGGTTGGGGTGGTGTCCTTGTCGCGCGGGAACGGTTCGACGTGGCTCACGAGCGTGTCGTCGCCGTGCAGCACGTCGCGGCGCTCGCCCTTGCGTGCACCGTCGCCCAGGTTCGCCTGCCCAACAGCGGTTTCGGTGAGTCGATCGATCCACCAAGGCAGGTCAGCCAGGCGCTTGCGCAGCTCCACGATGCAGGCCTTGCACACGAACAGATCGGTTGCGCGTTCGCACCGCTTGCACTTGGTCAACGGTTGAATCCCCTTACCATTTCGTCGGATTGGACATCAGTTGCCGAACCGCTCATCGCGCACCACCGGCCGCAAACGCGCCGAATGCCTCCGGACCCTCGTCGAATCGGCACCACGTCTCGTAGCCATCAGTGAGCCGCTTCTCGATGCGCCATTCGCCGTCGCGCTTGCGGATCCGCCAGGGCGCGGGTGGACGGTTGGGCTTGAGCGGTTCATCGTGCACCGCGCCGTCGTACCAATACCCCTCGACCAGCGTCCCGTCGTCGAGTTGCACGGCCACACGATCGCCGTAGGACAGGTGCGGTCCGATGAACTGCTCTCGGGATGGCTTCGTGGTCATCGCGCCTCACTTCCGGAGGTCGTTTTTGGGGCTGAGTTGGCCTGTGCATAACCGGGGGCTACGGACGTGCCGGGATGCCGGTGTTCGTCGGCCGTAGGCCGAACTGGGCGGCATTGCGGGCGATTTCGAGATGATTCGAGGACGTTTCTCGCGTGCGTTACCTACGCAAGATGAATTCCCAACGTAAGTAAGAACGTTCGTTAGTACGTTCGTACGTACGTACGTGCATATGCCAAGTGCATTGCTCGGCGCATATGCCAGACGCATTGCTAGTTGCATGTTCATCCGGCACCCCCGCCGTGCCAACGCTTCATTGCTGCGGCCCTCGCCCGGCTCTTGCGTTCTAGCGTTTCCTCGTTGGACGGCTGGAACTCTGACCAGCCGTTAATCTCCCAACCCCCGGCGCATTCGACCCACAGCCCTACATCGACGAGTGCCTTTGCGTCGGCCTTGGTCGCATGCAGGAACGGCAGGCACGCTTTGGGCAGAAATCCGTCCGTTCCGTGCGTCCCGGCGTACCCGAGTGAGGCCGTCCAGACGAAGGCTGCGCGGAACTTTTTGTCCTCAATCAGGTAGAGAATCTTCGGATTTGACGCGAATTGTGAGTCCAAACGGACCCATTGGAGGCCCATCTATCGCCCTTCCTGGTTGGTGATCTCGTGCATGTATTCAGACTGCGGCACGTTCGGCACCCCCTCACACCCCAAAATTTCCGGTAGGCCAGGAAGTGGCCTGCGGCGCTGTTCTCGATTCCGGAGTATTGGCCAGTTCTGATGTCCTATGCTGCGCGCATGGCTAACCCCGCGCAGCTCCTCTTGGACCAGCTTCGCTCGTGGAACAAGACGTTCACGGCCGAGAAAGCAAGGGTCGAGGGCCGAGGAGACCCGTGGCTTGATCATCGGATCGCTGTGCGCCACCTCGACGCAATTGAGGAATTGCTCAACCAGATGGCCGTCGCCGGGCGTAACACCTCGGTCTTTCAGCGTACTTTCCCAGCATGGGAACAGACCGTGTTCGCGTACCCGCGTGGTTGGCAGGCACAGGGCTCCGGTGCGATTGATCCCACCACGTTGGACCATCTCGAAAACCTCGCCGATCGCCTGAACGACTTCGTGCCGCCCGTTCGTGAAGGGGGGCTTGAGGAGATCAGCAATTACGCCGACGGCGTGAGTGCTGCCCTCGACTCCGATACCTCGCTTGACCCACTGCTGAAACTTCATGTTCGGCAGGTCGTTACGCATTTGAAGTGGTGCGTGGACCACTACGAGCAAGTGGGGGACTTTGACCTGCAGGGGGCAACTGAACGTCTTGCTTCGGCGGTTATCCGCGTTGCCGCCAACAGTACGGATAAGAGCAAATGGAAGACGGTAATGGACACCTTTGTTTGGCCGTTTGCGGTGAACGTCGTTGCAGCGATACCTGGATCGGCACTCGCAGCGCTCGCGCTTAGTGGGGGGTAGCGGTCGCGTGGCGTCGGCCCGGACAATGTAGAGGTTGCCGTTCATGCGCCGCTCATCTCGACGACTTCGGTTGGGGCGTGGGGGAATGTGTCGCGCTGTGCCGTCCGGCACTTGAAGCACTCGCGGGGCGATGCGGTCGGACTGGAATTCGCAGGCACATCGCATGCAGTGGAATCGGAACCATGTTCGGGGGATGGTCATGCGCCTGCCTCGAAATCGAGCGGGGCAGCATGTAGCCGGGTACGTAGCGACAGCTCCAGGTACTCGGCATTTAGATCGATGCCGATGTACTTGTAGCCGAGGCGCTGTGCGGCCATTCCCGTTGTGCCGGAACCGCTGAAGGGGTCAAGCACGGTGCCTCCCGGCTTGCATCCGGCGGCGATGCAGCGCTGCGCGAGCTTGGAGGCCATGACCGCGAAGTGGGCCCCCGGGAATGGCTGTGTGGGGATCTCCCACACGTCGCCAGGGTTGCGGCCGCCCTTGTCGGTCCATGTGTGTTGGCGCCCGGTGGCGCCCATGTTCGACTGGTCACTCCAAGCTGTCGGCCGAGACTCTGGCGGTACCCAAGGTGTCTTTACGCTGTTGGCCTTGTTGACCAGCCCGGACCGTGACCGCCGCGAGGCCTCCCGATCGCCGTCGTACTGCTCTCTGATCGGGTCGAGGTCAAACCAGTAGCGCTTCGACTTGGCCAGCATGAACACGTGTTCATGGCGCCCGGCCAGCCTGTCGACGACGCTCTCAGGCATGGCGTTCGGCTTGTGCTAGATGATGTCGTTGCGCAGCGTCCAGCCGTCGTCTTGCATCGCGAACGCGACGCGCCACGGAATGCCCAGCAGATCCTTGGGTTTGGCCCACTCGCGCCCGGGGCGGTCTACCGGCCGGACCCAGCCGCGCCTTGCGATGTTCTTTCGGTCGTCGGCGTTCGGGCCCGGGTTGCCCCGGCCGCTGTAGTAGCTGTCACCAAGGTTGAGCCAGAGTGTTCCGTCGTCGGCGAGCACGCGGCGCAGCTCGGCGAACAGCGCGCGCATATTCTCGACGTACTGGGCTGGCGAGTCCTCCAGCCCATACTGGCCGGGCTCGCCGTAGTCGCGAAGGCCGAAGTAGGGCGGGCTGGTGACGATGCAATCGGCCCCGCCGGCGGGCAGTGCCTTGGCCACGTCGAGGGCGTCGCCGTGGTGCAGGCTGACCGATTCGTCTTGGTAGTAGGGCGTGATCATGCGCTGACTCCGAACAGCTCCAGTTGTCCGACCGGCTCGTCCTCGGCGGTGAACCCGAGTGCGCGGTCGAGCAAGTCGTCGGTCCAGTCCTGGCAGCGCCAGAACTCGGCCTTGGCGTCGGCTTCCTGCTGCTCGGTCGGCGGGCAAATGCGGTCGCCCATGTACGCGTACCCGCACGGTTCGCTCCCGCAGTGGCAGAACTGGTGGCGAAGTAAGTTATTGCGCTGCGCGGCGGTGGCGCACCCGCGCCTCTCGGCGACAAGCTCGACTGGCAGGGAGCGCGCGAACTTGTTCAGCTGCGCGGTGGTCACGGTGACGACGGGGATGCCCCTCGACATGATCTTGCCGTGTCCGCACTCAAATCCCTTGAGGTGAGACGGATATCCGTCGGTAGGCAGGCGGGTGCCGCCGTAGCAGGATTGCATCAAACGGGTGACACCTGCGGGACCGATGAGGCAGTCGCGCATTTCCCACCCGCCGACCATCCGCAATAGCCAGCGTTGATCTTCGGCGAGCATCATGCAGGTGCCTTGGCTTTCTCGCGTTCCTCGCGGGCCAGCTCATACAGCAGCGCATATGGCTGGAAACCGTTGCGCCGTAACTGTTCCGACATGGAGTTATAGGCGATGCCCATTTCGCGCGCAGCCGCGTGGTCGGGTACGCCGATGTACACGTATTCGGACCGGTGTCGGTGACAAACTGGTCGATGTATCCGACCTTGGGGGCGTCAAGGGCGATCTGGTCATTGAGTTGCGCGTTCCGGGCATCCTTGGCTTCCAGCATCCGCTGTGATTCGAGGACAGCGGCGGCCAGGAGTTCGGGGCCTTGCAGCGCGGGCGCGGCCGTGGCGATCTCGGCCTCACGGGTCTTGATGACGAAGTATGTCTGCGCGGCTGCGAAGTTGCGCCAGTCTGCGCCGTAGCCGAACGGCCTCATGAGATCGCGTGCGGACCAGTATTCGAGACCGTTGGGGGTGAGGTGACGCAGTGCGCCGAACGGGGATACGGCGACGAGTGTGCTCATGAGGCCACCGCCGCAGGCTCGGCGCTCGCGTCGACCCTTTCGCCCATGAGGCGGGCGACGCTCACTCCGAGCGATTCGGCAACCGTAATGAGCTCACCCACCGTGAACGGAGTGCGCCCCAGCATCCGACGAGAGAAGGCGGGCTGCGACATGTGGATCTGACGGGCAAACGAAGACTGGCTATGGCCGGCGCGAGCAATCTCGGCTCGTATGTTGGCCAACATGCGCTTCTCGTTTGTTGCATTCGGCATGCGGACAGTTCTAGTCGTATAGCGACCAAGATGCGAACGCGACACGCCGGGAAATTGTTCTTTTCGGGTCTACTCGATGCGGCTTGAGCTTGTGTTAAGTCGAATAGAGAGTAATATCGTCCGCATGACGACTCTCGTCCTAGTTGACAGTCCTCGTGGTCGCAGTCGTGACGAAGCGATTTCGATCCGACTGAAGCAAGAGCTGGTTGCGTTGGGTCTATCGGTGAACAGGGCGGCCAAAGAGCTTGGTGTAAGCCAACCTTGGCTGTCGCGCCGAACACTCGGTGGCGTCCGATGGAAGGTGGAGGAGGTAGACGACATCTGCGACAAGCTCGGTCTTGATGCCAACTACATCCTCACCGGTTACCGCTCACTGCCTGACGGCGGTGACGACGGCGGTGCTGCTGGTGCCCCCACCAGGGCTCGAACCTGGGACCTGCGGATTAAAAGTCCGTAGCTCTACCAACTGAGCTATAGGGGCGTGCCGAGACAGGATACTGGTCGCGTGGGCGCGCGAGCACCGAGGTTATCCAGTTTGGGTTCTGAGGCAGTTGTGTCCTAAGCTGTGCAAGCTCCCAACGCGACACGCGTTGTGGGTACCCCGGAGAGATTCGGAATGGGCCCCCATCGTCTAGTGGCCTAGGACGCCGCCCTTTCACGGCGGTAGCACGGGTTCGAATCCCGTTGGGGGTACGCAACCAGTCATACTGGGAGCAGAGTAAGGCCCTGTGGCGCAGTTGGTTAGCGCGCCGCCCTGTCACGGCGGAGGTCGCGGGTTCGAGTCCCGTCAGGGTCGCCAGTACGGCGAGGCAGTAAGTAGTTGGGTCTGCCGTCCGGCCAGGTAGCTCAGTTGGTACGAGCGTCCGCCTGAAAAGCGGAAGGTCGCCGGTTCGATCCCGGCCCTGGCCACCATGAGAGAGCCCGCTGGTGACGGCGGGCTTTTTTGCGTCGGGAGACGCTCAGAAGGCCAGTCCGATAGCGATCAGTGTGAGTACCGCGAACATGGCCAATGCCAGGTAGTCGAGCACGGCGACGAGCTTGGTGACCGCGCTGGAGTGAACGATATCGCCAGCCGTGGCCAACGTCACGGAGAGGGCGGCGGTCACTATGCTGCCGATCAGAGAGACCCGGATACCGGCGATGTCGGTGTGGTCAGGGACTACCCCGTTCTCGAATTTGGACGCCATGTCGGCATCCGACAGAACGCCCAACGCCAACGCATACGCGATCACCATCGTGGAAACACCGAGCAGCGACAGAAGCACCGCCTTGTCTTGCCTTGCTGTTGCGGCGGGCTCGCTCATGTCTCAAGACTCCCGCGCACAGGCGTCCTTTCTGCATGGGTGAAGTTACGCAAATGTGGCAGCCCACGGGCCGCCATATCGGCCTCATTCAGGAAGACCAGCTTCCGCAGATTCTTGATGCGGCGGTACCGGTCGTTCCTTGAGTAGATGGTGGTATCCACTGATCGTGCGAGCGCGTGGTCTGCAACACCTGCGTCTCGCTATCGGCGGGGATGACGTCGAGTGCTGGAGTAGGGTGATCGGATTCTCAGACGACAATCTGCCTCTGTGACTGATCAGGGAGCGTATTTCACGTGGTTGGGGACTCAGGCAAAACCGTGGTGACCGCTCGCGGAGCCGTTCAGGGCCACCAGCCTTAGTCCTGGCGGCCGTGCTCCGGGTCCCACGTATTGGGCACCATCGGCGCCCGCACTCCCTCGAACAAGTCGTCGTCGCGACTCAGCGTCGCCAACCCTGACGCCGTTGCGCCCGTTTTGATTACGGTCCCGGCGAATCCCATGGTGCCGGCTCCGCGATGCGAGGCGGTCGTGTCAGGAGCGGGCCCCTCGCACCGCGCAGTGGCATCCATATCCATGTACTCGATGCCGCGACCCTGTTGCTTGCTCTTGTCTCGCCGTCGTCGTGCCTGACGGGCCGCTGCGGTTTCCGCGGCGGCGGCCTGCTCTCGCGCCGAGGACCGCGCTGCCGCACTGGTTCCCCTACGTACTTGAGCCGCCAGCGCCAACCCGGTGCCGAGACGCGGCCCGCCACCGACGGCATACGGGAAGGAGAATCCCGGGTCGCCCACGGGCGGCGGGGATGGCGGAGCGGGCGCGGTACCGGATGCGGTGGGTGCGGGGGCGCTTGCAGGCGCTGCCGGGGCGGCGGCCGAAGCGGGCGGGCTGGGTGCCGGAGCCGTGCCGGCGGACGCTGCCATGGGAGCATCTTCAACGGAACCCGGTTCCACGGCAAGGATTTCCGGTGACGGCTGGATTCCGGCCAGGCCCGCGAACCCGGCCGCCCAACCCAGGTTGGCGATCGCCAGAGCCAACGCCGGCTGAATCAGTGCCGGCGCGAACTGGCCGATTGTCGACGCCAATTGGGCCGCGTGGAATGCCACATCTGCCAAGACCATTGGCAGGTTGGTGAGCAGCGCGGCGGGATCGGTGAGCAGGTTGTTGAGCAGCAACTCGAAATGCTCGACCATCTCTCCGGCCACATGCACCCACCATTCCGGGTCGGTCGGGTCCAGATCTCCGTGCCCATGGTCGTCATCGTGACCGTGCTCATGGTCGTGATCGTCGTGTCCGTGATCATGATCGTGCAGGATCGACGGCGGTGGTGTTGAGGGAGGGGCGGACGCCAACGCCACCTCGGAGGCCGTTTGGTAGGTCGCCATCGTGGTGGCGGCCTGCACCCACATGCGGACATAGTCCGCCTCGGTGGCGAGGATGGGAATTGTGTTGGTTCCGAAGAAGTTTGTTGCCACCAGTGCCGCGTGTGTGGCGTGATTGGCGGCAAGCTCGGCAAGAGTGGGCATCACGGCCAGCGCGGTGCTGTAGGCGCCGGCGGCGGCTCCATGCTGGACTGCCCGGGCGTTGCTCTCGAGGGCTCCCTGGTTCAGCCATTCCAGGTATGGAGTGTGTGCTGCCACATACGTTTCCGCGCTTGGGCCGTGCCATGCACTTGCGTGGGTGGCGGCCAGAATTGCCCGGAGTTCTTGGGCAGTTGCGCTGTAGTGCGCGCCTAACGACGACCATTCGGCGGCCGCCGCGAGCAGGGGGCCGGGGCCCGGACCACTGCTGAGCAGGGCTGAATGCACCTCAGGCGGCGACGCCATCCACACCGGAGCAGCCAACAT